ATGTCGCCTGGCAGATAAGCAGCAGATCCATTAGCGGAATGTTCCACTGCCGTAACGCTTGTAGGACTAATAGCCGTATTAGGTTGTCCTGAGCTTATAATCCATTCTGCCGCAGCCAACCCTACCATGAGGTCTGTCTGTGCATTCATCCAGCGTATAGGACCGCGGCTAGGGGCGTTTAAATCGAAAGCTAGGCCATACGTAGCCTGCGACTGATCTATAAGCGCAAAGTTCTCAATGTCGTTTGTCTGCGTACCCCAAATGCGTTGTGGCTGGTAGTATGTACCGCCGTACCATGCACGCTCTTGATAGATGGTCACTGCTTGCGGATAGCCACGTACATTTGACCATGCGCCTTCTGACCAGAATTGCGTAATAGGAAGGTTAGCAGTCCATTGTACGGGGTTGGTATCAGGCTGCTTGTTTAAATTGGGTAGGGTACATGTGTAATTAGTACCGCTATAACTTACTATATCACCCACTTGGTAAGTTGTGCTGCTATTCCAAGCTGCTTGTAACTTTGTTGGGTAGTACAAATCTAAGCCTATAACATAGCCGTGTGCCGTGTTAATATCGGTTACGGAGCTAATCTGTACTAAGCCATAGATAAATTGGTTGTCTGCCGTAAGAACAATTCTAGGAGGTGTACTGCTGGCTATAGCCGTTGTGTTACCTTCCACTGTGAATGTGTATATACCGCCAGTAAGCTCTTTACCAGAAATGGAATAATTGGCGTCTGCCCTACTTGTAAGCGTTGTTACACGCTGGAACGTAACGCCGTTGTCGTACGATACGGAAATAACCACATTGCCATTCCACGCACCATACGTTTGCACTTCCCATGTACCAACTAAGTATAACGTACTATCGCCTAACCAAGATCCACCACTAAAAGTATAACTGCCACTACTGCCAGCAGCATCAAATTCAATGTTGGATACGGGTCTATTGTACGCCATCTGCCAATAACTACCGACATGTGCTGGTAAGAAAGTCTGTTGTACTCTCCACCATCCAGCAGCTAAGTCTGCATCAAAACTAACAGTAGATGTGTTAGCTACCAAACATACGTAGATATAAGGGAAACTTGATCCTGTAGGCGTTGCGTATACGGAATTACCAGGGACGTAAACTGTGTGTGAAGCCCAAAAATCATTAGCTCTTACTTGTAGTTCAACAGGGGCTAATACGGAGCTTACGGAAGATGCGCTAATTGTAAGGTCTGTTGCGTTCTCATCCAACATTGCTGGCGTGAGAAACTGAACCTGCTGCATTACCCAGTTGTTGTTAGCATAACGTGTCAGTTTCCAAACTGGGAAGTTGGGATGTACTATGTAAACAACATCGTTAATCTGCTTAAACTGTAATTGGAATATATCGCAGTTCCAGTAGTTGGGTGCTGTGAATGGGGTTACAGTGCCTGAAAGACTTGTTGTACCAGTCGCAGAATAGGGACTAGGTACTTCGTATGCCGTCTGCTGAATAAACCTCGTAGTATCAACAGAAGGGTCATTGGGGGCTTCTCCTGCAACCGTGTTGTAATACGTCAGACTATTAATTGACGACTTAAGAAACTGTCCTGCTGGATAAGCACTCACTGCCCCAGCGCTTCCTGTACCGCTGCCACCAGAGCCAGTTGCCGTGAATAGTGTACCAACTGCGGGAGTTCCTGTAACGCCAATAGCAGCCCAATTTGTTGTACCTACTACCAATATCTTGTAATACTGGCCTATAGCAAAGCTACCATCACTTACGGAAGGCAAAGTCCAATTAACAACCACAGATGGGTCTACTTGCACCTGACCATTATCATTCCAGAATCTTACGCCGTAGTCGCAGAACTCAAGTTGGAATGTTGTACCAGGAGCATATTGAAATGCCTCAAGTCTACTCACTGCTTTGTTGCCCAGTCTGTTCTGTCCGCCATTTCCTAAGTATTGCAAGCCAGGACGTCTTGTAGCCCCACCTTGCTTCATAGGAATCATGTTACGTAACTTACGGCAGGCTTTCCTATATCCTGGTAAGTCAACACGACTATCTAGCGTAGGCGACCATTCGCCCGCTGAGAACGCTGCGAGTGTATTAAGTGTATGTGGCATTATCCGTTAGTGCTTCTCCAACGACTTCTGATGAAGCGGGATTCGCTTACGATGTTGTAACGACGTAACTTATCTTCACCAGCATTTTTGGTTCGGGCTTCAGACAACACCTGTTTGTATTCCTGTTTTAAACGTAATGAAAGGGTAGCATCGTCTTTACGCAGATCGGTTGCTATCATAGCAGCCAGCTTTAAGACTAATGCGTCTGTGAAAAGACTGTCATACTTAGTAGTATCAGGCTGAAACTGAACATACTTGATAATTGCGTATTGCTGGTTGGTGAGCAGCTTGTCTTGGAATATCTCGTGGCTAGCACCTTGACTGCCTGCTGTACCCCATGCCGTTGCACCACCACCCCATAGATTGTTGTTATTGAGTTCTATGAGGGTAATAAAGTCTGCTGGGAGCTGGAAGGCATTTGACCATTCTGTTCCCATTCCGCCCGACCAAGGAGCGCCTAAGTAATTAGGTGAAAAGTAATTCGTTTGAAACCAATAGCCCTTTGTTAAGTCAGCAGCAAAGTTGTTTGATGCTACGTTGGCTATTAAGCACTGATAGAGATAGCTTGCGTACGTCACATAGACGTTCACCGCATAGGATGTGCCTGGTGTCCAAATCGTTGCTGTGGAAGGTACGCCCGTGTCCTGTAGATTGACGTTGTTGGGTATTAGGACGGGTGGTAGGCTTGCCGCAGTCTTTAAACAGTTCCATGGAGCTTCACGAGCTACGGAACCAAACGCCTCGTTCCATGCAACATTACAAGCTATAGCGTTAGCGTCTGTCTGATTATTAATCGACTGTATCTTGCGTTGCCCTAATTGCATTAAGGCTAAGTTACAGATGTCTGTCTGTGAGAGTTGTTGCATGTTATAAAAAAGTTAGGGCTACCACCAGCGTCCAACTCGCGGATGATAGCCCATATACTTAATCTACCGAATTAAGGTTTAACAACCTTTAAGCGGAATACTAATGTTTGATTAGCTACTGGTGTAACTAATGTAGCAAATGTTGCATATACCCATGCACCAGAAATACCAGTACCAGCGGATGAACCTGTTGGCTCAACTGCTAATGCACCGATTTGATATGGGATGGTTAATGAAACGCCACTTGCAAATCCTACTGGACTTGTTGAAGCGGCAGCGACGTTTAAGCCAGTTGCATAGCGAGTAGCTGATGCGACGACTGCTGTGCTACCATAAATGTAGTTACCAGTTGCGTCATCATCACCTACGTTAAGTGTTGCTGTTCCAGCGATACCAGTTCCTACAACAGAGCTGTATGCAGGATCAATCATCGTGCCTGGTTGTGCCAAGTAGATGTTAATCTTATCACCCTGTGCTTCGGAACCTGTCATTGTGTAATAAGCAATGACTTCTTTTACTGAACCGATTTCAAGTGCTGGATCATTGAATCCAGAACCTGTTCCGTTGGAGACTGGACCGCCGCCTGGGAAGTTCAGGAATGGTTGCTGTTCTGTAGCGATTGAAGAATAATATGTAGCCATGTTAGTTTGTTTCCTTTAGTTGATGGTTATATTATTGTGTTTCATCACAACTGATGAGAACTACGCCAGCTTCTTCCATACGAGTTGCACCAGCAAAGTATGTGGTACGAACTTGGATTGCATGTGATTGCTGAGGTAAGATGTCGATCTTAGTTGCTTGACCTTTTGTTTCACCAAGGAGAAGGAACTTCTTTTGGTAAGCGATACAGCTACGGATTGAAGGTGTACCAGCGGTTGGTAATAATTGAGTACGTACAAAGCGGAAGCCTGCGAACTCATCAAGACGGCCTTTCATTAAAGCACGAACGTCATTGTAAAGTACGGAGTCAACTTGGTCTACGTTTAACAATAGATCATATAGTTGCTTTGCTGCATAAACTAAAACGCGGTCGTTTTCTGGAACGTCGTTTGAGTCTAATACGTATACTGCTTCAAGGAGCTTAGCGAGCGTCATGCCCGTGTTTGTGCTACCTGGGAACTGTACGCCGATCTGCTGAGCAGAAGGTAAGGAAGTTGCAGTAGTTGCTTGTGCGCCTGTGTAGTTAACACCAAGAGCAGCATTGATTAATAATTGATCCTTTAAACGGTTTACTGCGATAGCGTGATTCATCGCAATAATGTTCTGAGGATCAGGTAGTGAACCAAGGAGAACTGAGTCATCCTCGTCAATCCATGTAGCTTTTTGATAAGCGGTTGGGATTACCCAACGGATTGCTGTAGGTACATCAGATGGTTCTGTCACTGCTGCACGAGCTGTCTTTTGGCTCATTGCATAGGACTGTGATCCCATTTGATCGTAGCGTTTCTGATTACCAGCCACTGTGTCTGATACGTACATACCAGCTAAACGGTGGTCGATTTGTTGTGCCATGATTTCGTGCCAGACTGTATCGAAAGCTGGCTCGTAATGTGGCGGTAGTGTAATAACTCCTGATGCCATGTTAGTAAAAAATAATTAAGTTGAAGTCTCTGTCGTTGTTGCCCTACCCCCAGAGTATCACTTAAAGCGGTCTGGTTCTCGGAGCTGGTATCCGATCGACCGCTGGGTCTAGCTAAGCTAGAGTGTCCTTTGTGTGGATCTAACCCTATTGCAAGAGTTAGACCCCAAATCTGTCAAGGGATTATTCTTCGGTTAGCCCAATAATGTCTTTTTCACGCATCATTGTAACTAGTTCTCCATCAAACTCCCAGTCATCACCTGCCACATTATTCACGTATACCCTGTCTCCTATGTTGACCCAGTTGCATTTAGGACCACGTCCTAGGACTGTAGCTTTGACATGAGGTCTAAACCTAGCCGTACGCTCGGCCTGCTCAGGCACGATGATACCATCTAGTTTGTATTCCTCGATTTTGTCTTTTAACACTAATACTTTAACGCCAGTTGGAGTGACGGTTCGCATGTTATTTCTTTGGTACTTGAATAAACTCTGTTGTAGGTGTAACTATCTCTGTTTCAGATAGTTCTGTTATTCTGTCTTGTTTTTTAACCTTAAGGATAAGGTTCGTAATTGGGTTATTAGTTGGAGGTAATCCTTGGGCCACCCTTCTGCGGGCTTGGATGACTGGCAGGATTTCTTCGTTGTAGCGCTTTGCTGCGGCTTTACTGTCAATTTGGCCTTCTTTGAACTTCTTGATTTCCTTTTTGCCATATTGCTGGTTGTAAATCTCGTCGTCGTAAGCCTCTTGCTCTTGCAGCTCTCTGTAAAGATCTTCGTGGTTAGGCATTAGCGGGCTCCTCTCTGTGGTCTGTTAGACGCAGCTTTAACCCATAGTCTATTAACACGTTGTACCACTTCATCATGGTTCTTGTGGTTCTTGTCCCAATAGGCTTTGTAGTCAGGGTTTTCCTTGTTGGTGCTAATCTCCCTAGCTGCGGCATTTGCCTGCTCAGGGGTCATCTGGTCTGCTGAGAGGGACATGTTCTTAGCGCTTTCGCCCTTTATCATACTGTCCTCGCTCATAGCCTTACCGATACGCATCATAGCCGCAAACACAGAAGCGTTCTTAAAAGCGGGGTTGTTAGGATCTAAACCAAATCTAGCGCCTGCACGTTCAGCAAGGTCTTTAGCCTTACCATAGTCCAAGCCTTCTTTGGAAGCGACTTCCCTAATCAATCCGTCCTGCTTCTGGAACCATTCTTGTTCCATCTTCTGGTTCTGCTCAATAATGGCCTTAGTGTGCTGGATTTCGGCTTGTGCGAGCTTTTGCATAGCCTCAGGAGACAATCCCATTTCATGTGCCACCTTAGCCATGCTATTAGCATAGTTTTGATCCCAGAGGTTATCTGGTAGGTCTTGTGGCTTAGTTAGGTTATATCCTTCTGTCTTCTCAGGTGCGCCATTAACACGACGTAGTATAGCGTTATACTCCGCCTTCATCTCTGGCGTAGCATCTTTTGGTAATGGCTCAATGATGCCTTTTTTGGATGCTAGTTCCTTTAACCCTTTATAGCTCTTAACAAATTCCTCTCCGTTTTTATAACGCTCAAGATCCTTGCGCATCTGGCGTATATCATCGGGTGCTTTGTCGAAAGCCGTATGATCTAACGAGCCGTCTTGTTTGAACCATGATGTAATCCAGCTATCAGGCTTATTCTCGGTA